ACATATCACAAATCTCAAGTAACACGAATCTTGAAAAATTAATATTGTCTATTCTGTAAATATTCTATAAATGTTCTTGTTTTGTTCTTTTGTGCAGCGAATAAAAAAAACTTGTAATTTTTTATTATTTCATATTATAATGAGACAACAAAACAGAAAGGATTAAAAATGTCATATTTACATATTTCTAAAGGATCTGGAAAATTGAAAAATATAGATTCTTTAAATACTGATAACACTATAATAGATTTTTGTAAAAAAATGTATCATAGTAAAAATAAAAATATCATATGTACAGACTGTTACGCCTGGCGTATGTTGTTAACATTTAGGAAAAATTGTATTCCTAAATTTAGAGCAAATACTAAAAAATTAAAAGATCTTATTAAATGGGATGATCTACCCCGTTTATTTAGTACCATATTACGAATTAATTCTTTTGGCGAGATCCAAAACGAAAACCATTTTTTAAACGTGATTAATATTGCTAAAAAAAATCCAGATACTAAAATCGTTGTATATACGAAAAGAGCAACGATTATTAAAAAGGTTTTATCTAAGATCAACCGCCCCGCCAATATAATCTTAATTTATAGCAATCCAATAAAAGATAAAATAATAAATAAGATCCCGCAATTTTTTGATAAGGTTTTTAACTGTGTTACTAAAGACCGCAATGATATCAATTGCAATAAAAAATGTTTAGATTGCATGGCGTGTTATAACTTCAATGATACTAATATAATAATTGAGAAAGTAAAATAATGTTATGATCAAAATTATTATAATAATAGCATTATGCTATTTAATTTTAAAAGCGGTTTTTTAACCGCTTTTTTTTTGAGTGAATCTCTACCAAATCTCTACCAGATCTCTACCAAATATCTACCAAATATCTACTATATATTTTATATACCCATAACTAAAATAAAACATAATAGAATAACCAGGCGCTGCTCTTTTTATACTTAAAAATAATTATTTTTTT